TGGTCAAGATTGCGTACCGATATGATTCTAGCCAGGCAACATCAAACTGGAGTAAGTGAAAGCAGCAATTTGGCATTAGCATCTAGTGCTATCAGTATCGACAGCACATTGGCCAATCAATATTTTACTTTTGCTAATCTTGTAAGATCGTCTAGATTAACATTAGCAACCACTGGAGGCAACAGTTCTACAGAAACATTAGTAAATCAAACTAGAACCGCCAGTTGGAATGGTACATTAACACACACTGTAACAATAACTTTTCCTGGATATACCACTGGTGGGTTAACAGTCAGTGCAGTTAATCATGCACGAGCATTTTTTAATGGTGGTGGCCAAATTTTAATCAGTGCAGCAAAAAGTGGCGGATCTACGTCAGCATCTAAAAACATCACGTGGACCACAATGTTAGGAGACGGCACTACTCCTAGTGGATTTGGTACTATATCTTTTAACTATACTGCTACTACCACAGTTGTTGGCACAGCATCATCTGCTGGTACAACATACGGTATTGGATGGTACGACCTGTCTACCAGTGACCAACTGATTTTTAACAAAGCAGCACCTGCAGGCAACTACGCTGCCAATGATTATGAAGTATATGCTCGTAGAGATGCAGGGTCTACCCAACTAATTCTTACCATTCAATTCAAAGATGATGCAGGTCCTAATCCAAATATCGACGAAGATATTGATGGCAATTTGCAAAGTTTAATCCGCCAAGTTCGCCCATCAGGATCCAACGTGTCAGTACCAACGCCCACAGCATCGGGCTCTGGTCTGATTTAATCAAAACAAATCACTCACTATTTTTTTCTAGATAATTACTTGTAACTATCTAGGAAATTTCTATGGATGAACGCTTAGAAAAAGCATTTCAAACAGCCAATTTTATGGCTACTTTAAATCTTTCACGCAAAACTGCCTTTGAAGAATTTAAACAAGGTCTAATATTCTATCAAAATGGTTGTAGTTTTACTGCAGATTTAGAAACAATAACTAAAATTCACATGTTGTCTTTGCATGAAGAATCTGCAATCGTTGTTGATAATAATAATATTCCTATGGAAGTAGCAGATTTAAAAGATTTTTTGAATAAATGTTTAACATTATACAAAAAAGAATCTGAGAAATATCTTGCCAAATACAACAACATAAAAAAGCAAAGAAATATCTCTAATTTAATTAATCTATGACTAGAGGTTTTTTAATTTTTGCTCAGAATAATTCTGATGTTGACTACTGCAAGATCGCCACATTTTGCGCCCGTCGTCTTAAGAAATACATTGATTTGCCAATCACATTGGTAACTGACAGTAAGGAATGGTTATTAACTAGTCAGCCAGATGCTGTTGAATTATTTGATCAAATTATCACAGCATACACTGACACTACACAGCAACGAAGATTTAGTGATGGATCTTTATACAGCAAACAATTAGTCTGGAAAAATCTTTCCAGGGTGGAAGCATATGATCTAAGTCCCTATGACGAAACAATTATTTTAGATAGTGACTACATTGTTTCTTCCGATTACCTTGCACACCAATTCGATCACGAAAATGATTTAGCATTATTTAGAAATAGTCACGATTTAGCACAATGGCGAAATGTAGAATCATTTGAATTTATCAATGATCAGAGTATTCCGTTTTATTGGGCTACAGTTGTATTTTTTAGAAAAAATAAATTTACAGAATCATTTTTTGAGTTGTTAAAACACATTAGAAAAAATTGGGGCTACTATAGATTGCTTTATAAAATTGATTCAAAAATGTATAGAAACGATTTTGCATTTAGTATTGCAATACATATTTTTAACGGAAACATTGACAGCCCAGTAGTGTCAATTTTGCCAGGCAAAAAGTTTTACACTTTAGATAAAGATGTAATGATTGACATTTCAGATGATAAGTTTAAATTTTTGTTAGAAAAAGAAAAATATCTAGGCGAATATATTGCGTTAAAAACTCAAGGGATAGATGTGCATGTTATGAACAAGTATAGTTTGTTGAGGTTAATCGATGACGGAAAGTAATCAAGGATTTTTTGTTGTAGCACAAAATTCGTTAGACTGTGACTATGTTAAACAAGCATACTATCTTGCCAAAAGTATTAACCGCAGCCAGTCAACTATAAAAAACATATCACTTATGACTAACGACACAGTGCCTGCGGAGTATGTTTCTGCTTTTGATAAAATAATTAAAATTCCATTTGAAGACCATGCACTAAACAGTGAATGGAAAGTGCAAAATAGATGGAAAGCATATCATGCTACACCGTATGAACGCACTATTTTACTAGATGCAGACATGTTGATATTGTCAGATTTAGACAATGTCTGGAAACAGTTGCAAGATAAAAATTTATATTTTACCAGTCAAGTTAAAAACTTCAGGGGAGATATACTCACTGATCGAGTTTATCGAAAAACATTTATAGAAAATTCTTTGCCTAATCTTTACAGTGGATTTTGTTATTTTAAAAAATCAGATGAAAGTTTAGAATTTTGGAAATTAGTCGAATTTATAACATACAACTGGGAAAAATTTTATGGTGAATTTAGTCCTAAAAATTATCAAAAATTTTACAGTCTTGATGTTACAATAAGCATTGCGGCTAAAATTTTAGGACTTGAAAACTGTTTTGATTCAAATCAAATTTGTAGTTTCACTCACATGAAGTCATTAATACAGGGGTGGCACAGTGTTCACCCCGATTGGACCAAAGTTGCACAAGTTGAAATAATTGATCTTGATACGATATATATTAATCAATTTAAACAAACAGGTGTGCTGCATTATATAGAGAATTCATTTTTAGAAGATTATATCAACCATGCTGGCTGAACACGACAACACAATTATTACAGACGAAGAAATTCTTCGAATTTCTAGTTCTACTGAGAGCAACGGTCTTTATAAAATATATTTTGATAACATTACTGGTGATATTTACGCTATCACAAATGAAGTTAACTCGGCTTATTCTCATCATATAGAAGTTCCATCTACGGATATTGAAGATTTTCTAAGTGGTAAAATAAATTATTCTACCTATCGAGTATCATATACTAGTCCTACAGAATCTAAGATTGTGCAAAAAGATGCACAAAATGATGATCAACGAGTGTTATTACAAATCCCTGTGTTGAAATCTTTTGCTGGTGCATTATCTATTAAGAATAATACCAATACTAAACAATGGGCATTTAAACTCAACGAAGAAGAAAAATCGTATATAAAAAAATATAAGATTAATTCCAAGTTAGAATTCTATGTAACATTTTTAAAGAATGCTAGTTATCTAATACGTACAATCAAAATTGACACTATTGATTTAGCATACAATGACACTGTATATATAGATCACGTCACATTGACAGAACAATCGTCAAACAAAATAAAATTTTATACTAAACCATTTTTTAAATCATACGGATTAATTGCGCCATGACTCAAACAGTTAAAATTCTTGATTACGACATTATCTATCTCAGCTACGACGAACCGAACGCTGAAAAAAATTATGCAGACTTGTTGGCAAAAGTGCCTTGGGCAAAACGTATCCACGGAGTCAAAGGCAGCGATGCCGCACACAAAGCCTGTGCAAATCTCAGTGAAACAGATCGTTTTGTCACTGTAGATGGTGATAACGTTATACGAGAAGATTTCCTTAATCAAGAAGTAAACTTTGATGAGCACAAAGATTTATCAAAGTGCGTTATATCGTGGGCAGGTTATAATGTAGTCAACGGACTTATGTATGGCAACGGCGGATTAAAACTATGGCCAAAACAATATGTTTTAGACATGAAAACTCATGAAAACGCACCCGCCGACGATCCTAATGCACAGGTGGATTTTTGTTGGGATGCTGAATACATACAGATGAATAGATGCTTCAGTGATGTTTATAATAATGCTAGTCCGTTCCAAGCATGGCGAGCAGGATTTCGTGAAGGTGTAAAGATGTCATTAGAAAGAGGTGTTCGTTTAGAAAATAGAACATTCAAGACCAGTATACATTGGAAAAATATGCAACGTTTATTAGTGTGGCTTAACATCGGTAAAGATTCTGACAACGGTGAATGGGCTATATTAGGAGCTCGTCAAGGTTGCTATATGACCAATTGCACTGATTGGGATTACATACAAGTTAGAGACTTTGAATACTTAACAGATTTCTGGAATGAAGAAGTCAACGGTATGACAACAGAAGAATTGTCTGATAAAATTACTTTTTATGGCAATGAATTGAAGAAACGATTAGATCTTGAAATTTGTGATCTAGATGCGGATGCCAGTAAATTTTTCAAAGGTGTCTTTAAAAATTCTAATAGATCAAATTATGGATTTTTGGAAAAAGAATGATTGATATTTTTTATCAAAAAAATAGCAAGGCGGCATCAATGCTACTTGAAAAGTATCCTAATGCAATTCCTGTAGAATCAATTGACGATTGTTATTCTACAAAATATTGTTGGTATGTTGATTATAATGTTACTTTAGACGTAAACTTTTCTTTAAAGTTTGTTATCAACGAGTGGGACGAAACTTACATACATCAATTTGAAAATAATGGTGTTAAAGGATTATACTTAATTCCCTATAGATACAAATTTAAAAAAGATTCGTATGGCGAATTTGAAAATAAAAAAATTATAGAATCTACATCAGTATTTTATAAACAACCAGAATACGATATCTTTTTTATAAGTTGCGGCGAACCGTTTGCTAACGAACATTTTCACATATTAAAAAATCGATTCCCAACTGCACAACGAGTAGACGGTGTAAAAGGTATATATGCAGCTCATAAAGTGGCGGCTATTAAGTCGTCAACTAGTCATTTCTGGGTCGTAGATGCTGATACAATAGTTTTAGAAAACTTTAAGTTTACTTATAAAGTTGATCCTGTAGAATTTGATGTTGTGCATATATGGCACAGTAAAAACGATATCAATGATGCAGTATATGGTAATGGTGGCATTAAATTATTACCAAAGTTTTTATTTGATATTGAACACACAGGCAAAGTTGATATTACTACAAGTCTAAGTGACCAGATAAAAATTTTATCAGAATTAGCTAGCATACATTGTATCGGAAACCGCCCCTATATTGCATGGCGCACAGGATTTAGAGAAGCAGTTAAACTAACACTACAAGACGACGCTGATAGTCAAGAAAGATTAAAAATCTGGATGACCAAAGGTCTCTCTAAACCCAATGGAGGCTATGCAGTGTTAGGAGCCAAGGCTGGCAATAAGTATGCATTATCTAATAGTTTAGATACACTAAAAATAGCCAAAATAAATGACTATGCATGGCTGCATAGTCAGTTTAAAGAAGCATATCCTAAATTATTTATTGCTCACTAAGCAATTTTTTAGCCAGCGGAAATATTGTGCTGATTACCGCTGCACATTCTTTAGCAATTTCCATATGTTCTTTCTGTGTGCCATTAGAACTACGCAGTTCAATATAATGAATCCATGAACGTAATGTTCCGTTCATATACATACGACTCATAGTAAGTCCTTCTGGCAATAGAGCACGAGCCTGTTCTTTAGCAATGCCGTTAGCAATGGCCCATTTGTACTCTTTCTCAACAGTGTATAATACTCGTTTTTGAGCACGTTCCCATTCAATAGCCAGTAAACGTTGGCTTTCGTCGTTCATATCAAACTCAACACTGTTTTGTCGATTCTTTGTGTCCTGAAATCTTGCTTCACGAACAACAAACGCTTCGGTCATCTCTGCTGTGGGATCAGCATAACGTTGACTGAATTCTTGAAACGAAAAACTTCTATGGCGTAAAATTTGTCGTGCAATGTCTCTAGTAGTTTCGATTTCCAAACACATACTGACCATTTCGAGAGGCGACCAGTGCTGATGTTTGATTAAGTAGCCAATTAGTTTTTCACTGGTTTCTGTGTTAAATTGATTAGCAGGATTACTTACTCTGGCACAATACGCTACAAGATCTTGTGCATCATTGATTTTTAGTTTCTGAAATTCAGCAGTTGGCTGACTATGACTTACCAGTTGTATTTTCACAATTTTCTTTTCTTTAAAAATTTACCTGTGATCTTTAATATATCACGTTTTACTTTTTCGGTATCTAGTTTGAAATCAATATTACTAATAGCATCGTCGTATGCAGTGAAAAATTCTTGAAGTTCTGCTTCTA